CATGCTATAAGCCTCTTACTATTTATTTATAATTATAACTTAAATCCGCCAGTGATTTTGCCGTAAGAGTTATATGGGAATTTAACGCCAGTGTAATATCTTAATGCTGTAGTAATATGCTGATAGTCGCTTTCTGCTTCTTGAAATGACGAACCATCTTTTAGCGTTGTTGTATTTAATCCCTTATCTGTATATTTACACTTTTTAGGATTTACAAATAAAAATCTATCACCGTTTGCGTTCATTATTCTAGCTCTAAGCGTATTTTGACCGTCAATGATAGCACCGTTTGCTTTTGGAACCATATCGGTAACAGTCCATCCATGCTCTCTTAAAATGTCTTTTATAATCACCCAGTTTGAATCTTGATTATGCTTTTCTCCTGCACGTCCTGAAGCGTCACCGTATAATGTAACCTGCTTAATCTTGGACTCTTTAAACCGTTCCACAAACTCCATAGCTGCATTACGCGCCACTGCTGACTCTAATATAATCTCATCAACTATATAGGAGGCTTCGCCATACTCTTGGATGATAGCCGAACTCATAGGGGTATAGTTGAAGTCGTGCGTCCAAATTATAGGACGTGTATCTTCGTATATTTTATCAGTGTGGTTCAACTTAGAATAGTCCTCATAAACTCTTCCTGTTGCAGTTTCAAACGATGCTTCATACTCTTGTAAGTATTGTTTACGGCTCATCCGTCGCTTTGCCGCTTCTATTGTCTTAGCGGGTAGAATGTCGGCTGACTTCCAATGATAAAGTTTCCATTGTGGGTCGTTTGCCGTTTCGGCATAGGTAGCCATATCGTAGTAAAAGTTAAGCCCGTCAGGTACACCGATAAGCCAACACCATGCTAAATAATCAGGGCGTGAAGGGTTGAATGTATCAAGGGCAGGTGATATGTTTGCCTCCCATGCTCCCTCTTTAATATCTGCTATTTCGTCAATAACCCCACCACTCCAAAAAGTACCCTCGATACGTTCGGGTTTATCAAGCCCTAAAAGTACGATAGTTGTACCGTTTTTAAAAAATAGCGTGAGTTCTGTTTCGGATGGTGATTTTAGCTTTTGCGATTCTGGCATTAACTTTTTTAAGTCGTTCCAATAAATCTTTTTTACTTGGTTTATTGTAGGTGCAGCGACAAAATATTGCTCATTTGGGTTTTTAAGTGCTTGTTTAATTATGTATCGTTTAGCTCTTTCAGTCTTACCGCTACGACGACCTGCTGGAACTACTTTAAAGCGTACATCATCATTAATAAGGTCAAGTTGAACTGGATGGTCGATAAGTTTGTACCATCGTTTTTTATTGATCTCGGAAAGGTATTCCATTAATCGGGCAATCCGTCTGCTACTGCTTTGCTTATCTCATCTACTGATAAGTGCATTATTTGATTATTTTGTGCGCTTACTTCAATCTTTGGAGCGTGACGGTCTGATACTTTTAGGGTGATAGAGGCTTTATCGATTGCGTTCTGAATGTTAAGATAGTCACCTGAGCCTAACCCTACCTCTTCAAAGTGTTGCATACCATCGCCTACATTTATCTTCTCTAACTTCTTATTAACGCTGATATGCTCAGTCATTCTCACTAAGTTTAATTGTGTTGCGTTATTGACTAGATTTTGATTATACATTTCTTCTTGTGCAGCGTTCAAAATAGCGTTCATTTGTTCAGGTGGTAATATAGCCTTTGCCGATAGTAGCGATATTTGAGCGGTTACTAAGTGTTCATTATCTGATTTTATATCTTTGGTTAAATTGTTTACTGTTCCAACTGATATATGGTGACGTTCTGCAAGTTCTCTTTGCGAATACTTACCTGTCTTATAATCAGCAATGACTAGTTTTTTTTCATTGTCTGATAATCTTGCCATTACTTCTTAAACCCATCCGTAGTAATTACACTTGGAGCCACATAAACACGCTTTAACTCTTTACCGCAATAATCACAGTATTCTTTAGTTTCACATTCGCTCATCGGCTTAACTATTCCTATCTCTTTGTTGCAGTTGTTACACTTGTATTGATAATTCAAAACAAACTCCCTTGAAAACATTCATTACTAGAACCAGTCAAATGATAAGGCGCATACCCTACACCGTTGCTTTGCAGTAATCTTATCAAATAATTTATATAATCACGCTCATTGATAAATGTCAATCCAGCGCTTGAAGCTATAATAGCCTCTCTACCTGCGTCTAATGCGTTATCTATACTTTCCTCGTATAAATCAAGGTTAAGGCTTTCTACGTGCTTTAAAATCGTTTTAAACGCTATATCTTGCTTATTGTAAACTCGTATAACATGGACGCATTTATAAATATCATCATTTAGGTATTCGCTAAGGATATAATATTTATTTATTGCGTTCACATTTTAGCCTAATCGTCCGTTGATTAAATCGTCTTTCTTTTTTCCCATTTATTCATCCTTTTTTAGCTTTGTCATTGTACCATTTTTCTTCCTGAAATTGCGTACTTTACAAAGATATCCGCAAAACTTCTTTGTTTTTAATCCCTCAATAGTTGTCCCGCACTCCTCGCATTGAGAAGTTACGATATTTCTGAATTGGTGAATGCTACTCATCGAAGAGTCCTTTTTGAACATATTTAACTTTATATCGGCTTTCGGCTTCTTTCAAATTTGCAATAGCTTGTTTAAAATAGCTTTCTTTCAATTCCACTCCTATAGCTTTACGACCCATTGAAACTGGACTGAATACTTCACTACCAACTCCCATAAATGGAGTAAATACTACCTCGTCAGGATTGCTGTATAGCTCAACGATACGATCAATAACATCAAGCTGTAACGGATGCACGTGCTTTTCGTCATCCTCTTCTTTAGCGTCACGAAACGGTAAAACATTGTCGATACGAATATCATCCCAAACGCTCGAGGCATACCGTTGCCAAATGTAGTGATTAAGTTTTGTAATCTTGTCATCTTCGTTTTGCTTGTTTAGATACTCCCACATTTCGTCAGGTGTGAAGTCTGTCCCTTGTGCGTTATTATAAGCTCGTTGGATATTTGGCAAAATAGGCGTTTCCCCTGCGTATTCATTAATTCCAAACGGATGAATAACTGGAACTTCATTATCGCCTTTTTTCGTAAATACCAGCATATAGTCAGGCATAGCGGTAAAACATTTTGTGCTATCTTCAACGATAAACTTGTGCATCAAGCTTTGTACCATTGTTCTCATACGAACTTTTAAAGGCTCTTTCCAAATAGTAATACGGTTACGATATTCAAAGCCATATTTTTCATGCAGTTTAATAATTTCGTGAGGAAAATCCCATAGTCTGCAAGTATTATCAAATACATCGGTACAGTGTACGGCATTAATACGACCCTTTTTAGTGATACGTGATAGCTCTTTAATTAAATATTCGTATTGCTCCAAAAACTGCTCTTTACTTTCACAGTTTGAAAAGTCAGCAGGGTTTGAGCTGTAATTATACAAGCCCGCAAATGGAGGAGAATACACGATTAAATCCACACTTTCATCTTCTAAAACTCTAACAACATTCATACAATCATCGTTATAAATTGCATAACGATCCGTTACCACTTGATTTTTAACTTCTAACATTTTTACCCCTTAAAATTTTGGTAAGATAATTTTTTGTTTATCTTTTGCTTGTTTTTCAACATATTCAGCGTTTACTTGCTGCACTAAATTTTCGTATAACTCTTGCGCCTTTTGTGTCTTTTGTTTCAATGCCTCCATTACTCTCATTTGCCCATCGGATATAACCAAATCAAAAGTGACATCGCTAGTCTGTCCAAATCTCCAAAAACGTCTGATAGCTTGATAATATTGTTCATAGCTCCATGTAGGGAAAAATACCGAGTGATTGCAGTGTTGCCAATTAAGACCCATACCTGTCATTTTTGCCTTCGTGATAATCCTTTTTATCTCTCCATTAGCAAACGCTTTTAGAATATCCTCTTTTTGCTCGATAGATTGCGATCCTATAATCTCCACGGCTTCTTTATCAAGGCTTTTAATAATCGAGCTTTCATTATTCGTATTGCACCAATAAACGGACGTTTTACCGCTTGCTAATTCGATAGCTTTTTCGCATCGTTGTTGTTCAGTTTGTTTCTGCTCGTTTCGTATTTCGCTCATACTTTTTGCATCTTGAACAAATAGGCGATATTGTCCATCAGCTCCAAGCAATGACAAATTATTTACAGTATGAGTGTTTGTAATCAAATCAGGCAGCTTATAGCGTGTATCATCAAATCCGATATCAGAAGGGCGTTTAATCATAAGTGACCATGTATTTACCCATTGGAAAAAAGCTTTTTCGGCATGAGGCTTTAAATAGAATTTTTCACCAATGTTTCGGTTATTGCTATCTACGCTGTTTTGATTGTTTTTGAAGAACTTAGTAAGCATATCCATGTAACCCATATACCCCAACGCTTCGCTACTTGTACCTAGCTCGATAAAATCATTAGGTGAAGGTGTAGCAGTCGCTAGGAAACGATAAGGTACTTTTTTAATGAATGATGTTATCTCATTCTTAATTTGTCCATTGAAATTCTTAAGGATTGATGACTCATCCAAAATAACACATTCAAAGTCCGAACTATCAAAATAATGCAATCGCTCATAGTTACAGATTACTATCTTTTTTGAGTGATTACCATCCTTTGAATATTCGATGTCATCAACTCCAATCTTTTCAGCTTCATCAATAAATTGAAAAGCTACCGCCAAAGGGGTCAGTATTAAAACCTTTTTGTTTGTTTTCAAAACAATATTTTTAGCAATGGATAGCAAAATCAAAGTTTTACCTAGCCCAGTATCGGCAAATACACCTATACGCCCTTTTCTTACGGCACTCTCGATAATATGCTTTTGGAAGTCAAACGCACAATCAGGATACCAAATAGCTTCAAATCCAAAGCTACCGCTACTATGTCTTTTGGAATTTATAAAATCATCATATTCCATTTTCTAACCTCCTTTTTTTAAGTCCTCTTAAATGAGTCCTTAATAAAATCTATCGACTCTATAAAAACTCATGCTACCAAGGGCAGCATATAATCCGATCCAAACTTAATGGATAAACTATCGGGTTCACAATCCGACATTGCTAAAACATATGTTCCTGTTCCCTTAATTGACTACTAAACAATTAAGTTACCGAAATAATAACGTAACATATATTAATTTAAAATAAATCACACTTGAACGCTTAAAAAATGTAAGTTTGTATTTGGGGATTTATTTTAGGAGTATGCGGGATAAAAAAAGGTGAAAGAAATATCCCGCAATATCTAAAACGTCTTAGTCGCTTAATAGATGTTGAATTGTAGCGGATTGGAGCTTAAAATCATATATTGATTTTAAGCTTATAAAAATCGGAAAATAATCGGATTATAAAACGGCTTAGAACATCGGTTGTGACGGCATTAAAAGAACTTACTCATCGGAAAATCGGAAAAGTATACCTATACTCTTATATATGTGTAAATATATACCTTATATTTTTAATAAAAATGTATATATCTATATTATTTACTTACTTTTTAAAAATAATACGATAGTACGATGAATACCATTAATAAATATAGGCTACAACGGGGTTTAAGAGCTTTTTATAATCCGATTATTTTCCGATTATTTTCCGATTTTACGATGATATTTTCCGATTTATTTTAATTTTAAGTAAATAAGTTTTATAATACTATCAACACTTCCAAGAATGGGGCAACATTAAGCCGTCTCACCCCATTCTTGGAGTTGTTGATAAATGGGACGGCTAATCTTCATTTATAACCTCATCAACTTACATTAACTGACTAGCAATTTAATAGGATTTATATATGAGTTACTATAAAGATTTAGCACCTCAACTTTTAAACGACGGCTACATACCAACACCAGTAAAAGGCAAAGGTGAAGGTATGCTCGCTGGATGGAGTTCAATTAATTATGATATTGATTTTGTTAATGATTTAACATTGTCACATTCTCATCATTCAGTAGGCATTGTTTGTGGTAAAGGTGAATTTCCAATTGCAGCAATTGATATAGATATTTATGACCCTTTAGTATCTTCAATATTATCAAAATCAATAATTGATAAATTTGGAGATGCTCCTATTCGTATAGGTAAAAAACCAAAACAATTACTTGTATTTTGCGCTGATCGTGAATTTTCAAAAATAAAAACAGAGTTTATTGATGAATCAGGAATAACTCAAGCTGTTGAGATTTTAGGGAAAGGTCAACAATTCGTAGCTTTTGGAATACATAAAGACACATTAAAACCTTATGAGTGGATAAATGACTCTTTATTAGATATTGAATCGTTTATGCTTACTGAAATAAATATTGATGATTTAATAGAATTTATGAATAATGAGTTGTTGTCATTAGTTCCTAAAAATTGGAAACTTAAAAGCAATAACTTATCATCAAACAACGAATTTATCAACGAAGATGATTTTATGGTTGGTGTTCCCAAACCAGCCACTGATTTTACAGAAGATCAAGTTATCGATATGTTAACAATTCAAGACCCCGATATGTCTAATGATGAATGGGTTCGTTTAGGAATGGCTTTAAAACATTGGGATAATGTTAGAGGGCTAGAATTATGGGATAATTGGTCTAAAATAGGTAAGACATATAAAGAAGGTGAAACTTTAAAACGATGGAACTCTTTTAAACCGTCTACAAATCAAATAACACTAGCTACATATTGGAAGCAATACAAAAATACATTACAAAATGATCCAATAACAAGTTATCAATTAATTGAGGAAAAAATAACATCATCTGTCACAACTGATGACCTTAAGAAAATGTTGAATACATTAGCGTTTGCTAAATTAGATGTAATGTCTGAAATTCAAACTATAGATGCTTATCGTAAAAAATTTAAAGACATAACGGGTTCTATATTGAATAAATCCGATGTTATAAAACTAATACGTGAAACTCGAAACTCTAAAAATAAATCTGAAAACACAGAAATAATAACCTCTCCTGAATGGATGGACGATTGGATTTTTATATCCGCTATAGACAAATTCTATAGAATAAACTCTTATGAATATTTAAGTACATTAGCATTCAATATGCAATTTAATAGATTTATTTTACCTGACCAAAACGGGAATAGGAAAACCGCCTCAAAAATGGCTGCTGAAGAATATGATATTACCGTTGTTGAACAAGCTTTATACCACCCTGCTCAAAATTCATTATTTGAATATAATGGGAGACAATGTGTTAATACTTTTAACATAAATTCGTTACCTATTGAAGCCGATGAAATAAGCTCTAATGCTTCAATAGCTTGCGAGTTTATTTACAATCACATTTTCTTATTATGCTCAAGAAGAGATGATGTTACGACTAATTTTATGGATTGGTTATCTTTCATAGTCCAAAATATGGGAATAAAAATAAATTACGCTGTTTTATTACAAGGTATTGAGGGTATTGGTAAATCTTTTGTTAAAGAACTTATGAACAAAGTATTAGGATCAAATGCTTCAGAGGTATCACCTCAGATAGTTATTGGAAACTTCAATAACTGGGCAGATGGTTCATCTTTTTTAACATTTGAAGAATTGCGTATTATAGGGCATAATCGTCACGATGTTGTCTCAAATATAAAACCCTTGATATCAAACGAGAATGTAGCTATTAATAAAAAGAATGTTTCATCTTATACAATCCCAAATGTCACAAATTATTTAGCCCTAACAAACTATAAAGACGCTTTACCTCTTGAAAATACTGATAGACGCTGGCTTGTAATATTCGCGCCATGGGGATCAATAAAGGAATTTGAGCAAGATATTGAAATGGAAGCTAAGACTTATTTTGACAAATTATTCGGTTATTTGGAAAATTATTCTGCTGAAATAAGAAAATGGTTAATTGATTATAAAATATCAAGTAATTTCAATCCTAAAGGTAGGGCACCTTTCACTGACGAAAAACTAGCTATGATAAATACAGCTCACGGTAATGATGATACAGATGCAATAAGATCGATAATCCAAATAGGTGGTAAAGGTATTAGCGATAAAGTTATATCAGTGTCTCACCTACGTGAACAAATACATCAATCAAACACTTCTAATGAGTTTGACGGAGGACATCATATTTCAATAGCTGTTATTCGTAATCTACTGAAAGAATTAGGCTATACCAAATTTAAAGAAATTCACTGGGACAAAAAGACTACTAATGTATGGGTTAAAAATTCAATACGTATGACTTTATCAAAAGTAAGAGACTTACTTGATGAAACCGAAGAAAACCCCTTCGCTTAAATATTAATACCCTTTTAAGTTATAAAAGGGTATTATTTTAATCAACCCACAATAAAAGGATATAAAATGTCACTCGAATTACAAATCAAAGCTTTGACAGAAGCCGTCACGCTCTTAAATGAGTCAATCACACGCCTACAACCTAATGAGTTCTTTGTAGCAGATGATGAAAACCCTTTCAGTGAAGAATATAAAGCCGCTGATAATATCATAGAAGATGCAAAGATTGAAAGTCTTGAAAATGAAGCTCAAAGCACAATGTCTTTTGACATTCCAGAAATGACGCATGAAGAACTAAAACAAGTTTGTCTTGAAAAAGTCCGTAAAGATGCTACAAACAAAGCTAAAATTAAATCAATTCTAGCCGAATACGGAGCTACAAAAGCGGGTGATATTTCATCTGAAAAATTAGTTGAAGTGATTGGTAAAGTCGAGGCTTTATAATGTCAGCTCATGCCAAATTAAGCGCATCATCGTCACATCGTTGGATAAACTGCCCTGCATCAATTCGCATGGAGCAGAACTATCCAAACTCATCATCTATTTACGCTCAAGAAGGCACATGCGCTCATGCACTTGCTGATTTAGTGTTAAATGGAAATGATGGAGCTTCTTATATCGGTAAAGAACTCGAAGGTTTCACCGTTTCAAAAGATATGTTAAACCACGTGACTAATTATGTTGATTATGTCAAACAGTTAGGTGGTGAACAATTCTACGAAGTTCGTGTTGATTTTTCTAATATCGTACCTGAAGGTTTTGGAACATCCGACGTTATAACTATCGTTGGTGATACACTTCATGTAATTGATTTAAAATATGGTCAAGGTGAGAGAGTTGAAGCTTTCGAGAATACACAAGGTCTTTTGTATGCTATCGGAGCTTTAAACGATTACGGTTATATCTACGATATTGATAACATTGTTATACATATCTATCAACCACGTATCAATAACTATTCATCATGGGAACTTACAACAGTTGAACTTCAAGAGTTTTCAAAAACGATTGAAGTTGCTGCCAAAAAAGCGTTATCGAACCACGCTGAATGTAACCCATCTGAAAAAGCGTGTAAGTTTTGCAAAGCTAAAGCGGAGTGCAAAGCACTTCATGATTATTCGATGAATATTATCAATGGCGAATTTGATGATCTCACAAATCCCGATGTAATCGATGAAAACGAAATACGTCGAATAATGGATAATAAGAAATTGATTAATGGATGGTTAGACGCTATTGAAAGCCATATAAGCGACAAACTCAAATCAGGTGATACATTCGACGGTTATAAACTTGTTAACGGACGTAGTACCCGTAAATGGATTGATAACGAAGACGATGTTTCTGCAAAGCTTTCAGAGTTTTTAACTGAAGATGAAATTTTTAAGCGTTCAATGATTTCACCAGCTCAAGCTGAAAAGCTTTTGGGTAAAAAAAATCTATCTGAAATTAACGATATGATTATAAAAAGTGAGGGTTCACCTACTCTTGCAAGAGATGATGACGCTAGAAAATCAATAAGTGAAAAGATAACCGACTTATTTGAATAGTCTTTAATACCCTTTTAAGTTTAGAAAGGGTATTATTTTAACAAGCAATAAAACGCTAAATCATAAAACGATAAAAGGATTTAAAATGTCAAAAGTAATTCTAAAAAATGTGAGACTATCGTTTCCGTCTCTGTTCCACAAAGCAAGTTATCAAGGTCAAGAGACAAAGTTTGAAGCAACCTTCTTAATTCCAAGCGATAACAAAATGATTGCAGAATTGCAAAAAGCAATTAAAGACGCAGCAGAAGAAAAGTTTGGAGTTGGTAAAGTACCTAAAGGTATGAAGTCACCGTTAATTGATGGTAATGAAAAAGATTACTCAGGTTATGAGGGAATGATAGCTGTTAAAGCTTCATCTTCACGTCGTGTAACAATCGTCAATAAAGATAAAACACCTATCGCAGAAGAGGACAATATTATTTACGCTGGTTGTTATGTAAATGCTATCGTTGAAACATGGGTGCAAAGTAACGACTTCGGCAAACGTGTTAATTTCAACTTATTAGGTGTTCAATTCGTTAAAGACGGAGAGAGTTTTGTTACTGGTTCAGCAGATGTAACCGACGACTTCGACGAGATTGAAGATGACGACGATAGTTTCTTAGATTAAACATAACGGGAACTTTCCCGTTACCTCCTCAAAATTCAAAAATAGGCTACTCCTAAATGAATCTTAAAAACACCCTCATCCTTGATTGTGAAGTTTATTCCAATTATTTTTTAGTCTCCATAATGTCATCAGACGGTTTAAAAGTTGTTAATTATGAAATGTATGAAGGAATGCCTTTAAACAAAAAAGCATTATTCACGGTTCTTAATAAACGTACAACAATAGGTTTTAATTCATTAGCGTATGATTTACCTATCATTGCTTCAGCTCTTGCAGGGTTTACCAATCAAGAGATAAAAGACTTAAGTGATGAAATTATTATCACACAACAGCCCTCTTATCAAATCCTTAGAAAACATTGTTTAGATATTCCTAATTCATGGAATCATATAGACATTATTGAACTACCAATTGGACAAAGTTCTCTAAAGATTTATGGAGGACGTTTGCACGCTCCAAAACTCCAAGACTTACCTATTGAACCTTCCGCAAAAATAAAACCCGATGAAAGAGAGCTGTTGAAGAGATACTGTAAGAACGATCTTGATACAACCAACTTATTATTTAAGAAGCTACTCCCTCAAATTGAATTGCGTGAAGAAATGAGTGAACAATATGGGTGCGACCTTCGTTCAAAATCGGATGCCCAAATAGCCGAAACGGTTTTAAAATCAGAACTGGAAAAGATAAAAGGCGGTAAGATTAAAAGACCTACTATTCCAGCAGGAACTAAATTCAAATATACTTTACCACCTTTTATAAAGTTTACCTCTGAAGTTTTGAAAGACACATTGAAGATAGTTTTAGATGCTGATTTTGAAGTGCTTGAAAACGGATCAATAAAGTTGCCCGAAGAATTATCAAACAAGAAAATAACTATCAATACGTCAACCTATCGTATGGGTATTGGTGGATTACACTCAACTGAAGAAGGACGTACCACGATAGCTGAAGATGATTATGTTATTTGTGATAAAGACTGTGCTTCGTTCTATCCTAATATTATTTTAGGTCAAGGTTTGTACCCTCGTCAATTTGGTAAAGACTTTTTAACCGTTTACAAAAGTATTGTTGATAGACGTATTGAGGCTAAAAAAGCAGGGGATAAAGTCACAGCCGATGCTTTAAAGATTACGATTAATGGAAGTTATGGAAAACTAGGCTCTAAATATTCGACGCTTTATGCTCCTGATTTAATGATACAAACTACATTGAGCGGTCAACTTGCATTGTTGATGTTGATTGAACGTTTTGAAGAAAATGGGATTGAAATTGTAAGTGCTAATACCGACGGAATAGTTACGTACTATCAAGAATCAAAAACCGATATCGTTGAGGCAATAGCTTATGAATGGGAGCTTGATAGTGGCTATGAATTGGAAGACACTTTTTATAAATCACTTCATTGCAGGGATGTTAACAATTATATAGCTATAAAGTTAAACGGTGATACAAAAGGTAAGGGTGTATTCGGTGATAGCGGATTGTCAAAGAACCCGTCAAACGCTATATGTATTACAGCTGTTAAGAATTACTTAACAGCTAACCGACCTATTGAAGACACTATTTATAAATGCTCAGATATTAGAGAATTTGTAACTGTAAGAAGTGTTAAAGGCGGTGCAGTTTGGAATAATGAAAGTATAGGGAAGTCAATCAGATGGTATTACGCTGACGGATTAAGTGAACCTATATTATACAAAACCAACGGTAACAAAGTGCCTAGAAGTGATGGGGCTTTCCCGTTGATGTATTTACCCGATGATTTACCAACAAACATTAATTATCAATGGTATATCGATGAAGCATATTCACTATTAAAAGGATTTCAAAATGAAAGAATCGACAATCGAAAAAGCAGCGGTAAAGTTAGCAAAAGAGCGGGATTATTTGACGTATAAATTCGTATCACCTAATAATAAAGGCGTGCCCGACAGAATCTTTATTAAAGATGGAAACGTCATGTTTGTGGAGTTTAAAGCTCCTTCTAAAAAACCAACACCGCTACAAGCTCACATAATTTTAGAAATGAAAAGTTACGGTGCTAATGTATGGGTTGTTGATAATATGGAAACAATGAGGTTGATATTATGTTAAATGAATATAATCTACATGAATACCAACGCAAGGCTATAACCTTTGCTAAAAATAATCCTAAATGTGCTTTGTTCTTAGATTTAGGACTTGGGAAAACTGTAACAACATTAACAGCTATAAAAGATCTATTGGACTCATTCGACGTTAACAAAGTTCTTGTAATATCTCCTCTTCGTGTAACCAATACCGTATGGCATAAAGAGATAGCAAATTGGTCACACCTAAAAGATTTAAGTTATGTGATAGCTACTGGAACAGAACGGGAGCGTATCGCAGCACTTTATAAGACGGTAGATATAACGCTAATTAATCGTGAAAATGTACCTTGGTTAGTAAAACATTATGGCGCAAAATTCCCTTTTGACATGGTTGTGATAGATGAATCGTCCTCATTTAAGAACCCATCCTCACAACGCTTCAAAGCTTTACGTAAAGTCACGAATAAAATTACACGTATGATACAGCTCACAGCAACACCGTCACCTAATGGATTGCTCGATATATGGAGTCAAATATCGTTATTAGATGACGGTAAACGTTTGGGCAGAACTATGACAGCTTATAAAAGCCGTTTCTTTGAAAGTGATTATATGGGGTATAAGTTTAATCCTCGTGAAGGTTCAAAGGAAACTATATACCAATTAATTGAAGATATTACAATGACGTTAAAAGCAGATGACTATTTGGATATGCCTGATCGCATTGACTCAATTATCAAAGTTCAATTACCAACACCGATTAAAAAACAATATGACTATCTCGAAAAAGACTTTTTAATAACAATCAATGACGACACAATAACGACAACCTCGGCAGCAGCATTAGCAAATAAATTACTGCAGTTCTCAAACGGTGCGATGTATATCGATGATTTAAAAAACTATCAAGTGCTACATGATTTAAAGATTGAAGCGTTAAAAGAGATTGTTGAAGAAAACCCAAATGAAAATTTATTGATTGCTTATAATTATAAAACCGATTTAATCCGACTGCAAGAAGCGTTTCCTAAAGCGGTTGTTTTGGATAAAAAAGGTGAAGCGGTTGATAAATGGAATAACGGGGATATTAAAATGTTATTAGCTCACCCTATGAGCGCAGGACATGGGTTAAATCTTCAAAAAGGTGGATCAGTTATTATTTGGTTTGGTTTAAATTGGTCATTGGAGCTTTACCAACAATTTAACGGACGGGTGCATCGTCAAGGTCAAGAAAAACCCACCCGCATAATTCACATTGTAGCTGACGGTTGTATCGATGAAAAGGTTATGAAAGCTATTGAATTAAAAGCTGAAACACAAAACGATTTATTAAATCGATTAAAACTTATAAATTAATACCCTTTTAAGTTTCAAAAGGGTATTATTATCTTGTTAGAAAAAGGAAAGACATGAGTTGTAACAAATGTGGTCAACCTTTACCTAAAGCAATTTGTTTACATTGCGGTAAAGAGTTTGACAAAGTTAGAAAAGACAAAGTTTATTGTTCTCGAAAATGTAAAGCTTTATCTTCACAAAAACGAAAACGATCTAATTAATTTTACCAGTTCCTTGAATTATCACTGTTAAGAATTAAAGCTTTTTAAAAAGTTCCATGTATGCCCGAGATGAGCGTAACGAAATCGCAAGAGACTTGTATGGTGGAGCTTTTTAAAGAGTTTTGTGAGGGAGTTCTACAAAAAAATCTTAAAAGGAAAATGTAGGTATTTTTTAACCCTCACAATCTCTCAATCGTCAAAATTTAAAAAAGAAATAAAGTCGTGCTATGACCTCTAGGCGGTGGGTGCATAGCTTATAAGCTTTTAATAGACTGTTATCGAACTATCTGAAATCAAAGAGAATGGAGGCTGATAACTTCAAGCGATAACAGTATATTAAGAGCTGAATAAGTTCTAAAGCAAAAAAGGTGGTATAAATGAACATAGACGGTAACTTGGAAGCGTTAAGACGCTATGAAAAAGAAGTGGATAAGGCTGAACAGATGGCTGAACAAGCTATAAAAGAGTTCAGAGAGTCAATGGATGAAGCTATCGATAATGTTGTAAGTAGCTTTAATTATCAAGCTAAAAATAGTATGATTAACCGTAATGAGTTGCGGGCTATTTTACTTGAAGATATTGAGGAGCAGTTATGAAAACAGCATCAAAGCAATACGATTATCTAAAGCGTTTACTTAAAATTAACCCAAACCTCACTGTAAAGCAAGCTTCACATAGGCTAAAGCTTATGGAAGAGTTTATGGCGCAAAAGGATACAAAGTGAGTAAGGACTTCATAGTGATTGAAAAATCAAAGCTGTATAAAATGGGTGTAGCAATAACTGTATTAGTGTTGCTGTTAGGATTATTTGTTTATGAAGGAATTAAAACAGGCGATGAAGCAAATAAGCTTCGAGAGCTTTTGTCAATACAAGAAAATCAAGCTTCTTATTGTAAACAGAAATACGACACTCTTGTTGAGAGTGGACTATGCTTAGAACGTATACCAGCACTAGATGCGGAGTTAGGGCTATGACAACTAAACAATTAGTGTGGGGTGCTATTTTGTTTGTCATCCCTTGTTTATACGCAATATTAATATGGATGTGGTTGAGATGAATGAACGTATAGAACTAGAACCAACTGACGATTATAAGCGTGGATGGATAGAAGGCACTAATCTAAAATTGCCGTGTTCACATTGCAAACATTTTGGAAGTAGTTTTGGATACTGCTATCATCCAAAAGTAACTGAAAAGGTAACGCCTGCTTTTATTAGATTTGTAGGGTGTGGATGGTTTGAAAAATGACATATCAACGTTACTGCGATGATTTAAAACGCTTCAATCAGCCCATAACGCTCACGGAGTATGAGTTTAACATTAAATATGCAAACCCTATTGAGCCTGAAAAGACAATCGAAACACGACGAAAGGAACCAACGCTTAAATTATCAGTGTCGGCTCCAAAAGCTACAATCAAAAAGCCTCCAAAGCCAATTATTGTAAAGTCTCCACGAGTTAGGGATAGAAGCAACGAGAAGCCTAGAAATAGAACTGGACGGGTTATGACTCCTAAAACTGACTTGTCAAAAATGACGGATGAAGAGAAAAAAGCGCACAAAGCAAAACTATCTCGCATTTGGAAAGCTAAACAAAAAGAGCTTGGTAAATATAAAAAACTCGTTATGACTGAAGAGGTGAGGGAAAAAAAGCGTGAATACTATCGCAAAAATCGTGACAGAATAAGAGAGCAGTCAAACAAAAGCAGAGCTAAAATCTTAGCGACTGAAGAGGGGAGAGAGGCTGCACGACTTAGGACTAAACTATGGCGAGAACAAAACCCCGACAAGGTACAAGCAATCAACGAAAAAAGGAAGCAAAAGAAATGGGAGAAACGGCAACAATCACAAAACGTGACGAGTACCTAAAGCTACTTGTAATCACTGCTCCAAAGTCACTTAGTCTCGGTATTTTTGAAGCTGAACAAGCGATACTAAGATTGTGTATGGAATGTTTCGACCAAGGAATTGAATTGGAACGAAACGGAAAAATAGAAATAACATTATAAGGATAAACAATGCAAGAATTAATTAACCAAGCGGTGATTTACATCAAAAATAACCCTACTTTATCGTTTCATCACGTAGCTACTAAATTTAGAGTAGATACTCAAAAGCTGTTGGAAGCTTACGGGCAATCAAGACAAAAGGTGATGCTATGAGTAAAACATCAAAAGAAATGTTCAATGAGATGATGATGGATGATACAGGTGGCTTTGTAAGCTCAATGCGTACTAATGCCGTTGATTATAAAGTTGAGCCACACGAAGAGGCATATCAAAAAGCTATGGACATAATGATAGGTGGCACTCATTACAAGATGCTACCAATTGAGCCTTGGGAGATTATCGAGCGTAATAATATGGGCTTCTTTGATGGTAACGCACTAAAGTATATTATGCGCTTCAAGCTAAAAAATGGCATTGAGGACTTAAAAAAAGCACGCCATTATCTTGATAAGCTTATCGAAATGAGCGAAAAATGACACGAGAACAAGCACGAGATGTGATAAATCATTCAAAGGAGTTATGATGGAAAAAGAAGTATTATTAGAACTAGGTTGGTTTGATGAAGATAATGAAACACGAACAATTAAAGAGCGTGATTTAATTAAGTTTTTTGAATCAAACGTATGCATTCCTAAAGGTACTAATCGCCATCCTTATGCGGATGTATTGCATGAAATAGCTGAAGGAGCTACCTGTGAGATACAAGACCCATTTAGTTTTAAATGGGTTCCAGTTAAATCAATATCTTTAACGGATATTCGTTACCCACTTCCTCCACATTGTGGTTACCGCATAAAACCACAAGAGCCAGTATATGAATGGCAGTGGTATATCATCATAAACGGAAAAGTGTATACAACATCTCATGATTTCAGAGATAAGGTTAAAGAGTTTATGACAGAAGATGAAATAATAAATGCTTCAAAAGGCTATTTTGATTACAAAAGTTGGAAAAAAATACCAGAAACCAAAAGGGAGCGTAAATGAAAGCGTTAGAGATATTGCGAAACTTATTAAAGAAAGACTTTCAAGATAAAATAGAGATACCATATAATGATTTTATTTCAGCCATTGCAGAACTTGAATCACTGCAATCAAAATACGAAGCTGGACAATTGCAGTATTCTAAACTATGGGATATGTATTCTGATTTAAAGAAGCAGTTAGAACTTACAACAAAGGATAAAAGATGATTGAAACATACACATTTAGTCGTGCCCTTCATCTCATGCGCTATGGTGGTAAGAAGATGAAGTGTGATTGGTGGCTACCATGTGAATACTGTATAGTAGAACATGGTGAGCTTTGGAGATACGATGGGAACAGAGCCTATGGCTTATTAAATGTTGAAGATATCATGGGAAGTTGGATTGAGGTGAAAGATGAATAGCCTACAACAAGCGATTATTTTAACGTCTGTTATTGGAACCATACTAAAAGAGTATGATGACGGTGAGGGAGCTAGTGTCGTCCCTGAAATGCGTACTCGTTGTATGCGCTTCATGAAACAACAAAGTGGAATTAGAATACTCCCATTTGGTGGCGCACGTATCGTTGATAAAAGACGTAATAACCAGTTTTTGCGTATGGTGAATATCGGCGATGCAATTTGGCAAAAGACTGTGAACAAGTATGCCAAAGGCGGTATCACTGTAGAGGCATCAGCTTTTATCATGGCGGTATACGATTTCGCACCCGATGCACTCAATCGTCATGTTACATTGTCACCAAAGCTCATATCCAAGCTAATCGATCAAAACACTGATAGACACGAACAATCGAGCCACAACGGTACGGTAGTTGGCGGTTATATCACGGAACTGCTCTATGAAGAGATGGGGTTAAAAATTAACGGTAGGCTTCGTGCATTAAAAAACAAAATTGTGAGGACGTTATGAAATTTAGCATTGAAGATATTTACGGCTTAACACGCCATCAGTATTGCCTTGTAACAGGCATATCGCATATAGACCTTATTAGACATCTTGAAGCTGAAATAATGGCACTCAAAGCTAATTATAATAAGATAAGCGATGAGTATAGAACAGGGGGTAGAGTTGCTTCAACGCCTCAGCGCATAAGAGCGCATCTACTTAGCGTAATAAATGAGAAAATTTTTACAAAAACAGCTAAGATTAAAGATATAAAAATAGAGCTTGGGTTGTAAGTCTACTTACACACCCCATTAGCTTCTTCTAGCAATTCCGCATACTTCTTCATCACATAGTAGTTCATAGCACACTGCTTCGCACCCTCAAAACTATCCTCATAGAATTTATTTGATATTTCAGGCTTTGAAACTTTTGGCGTTACACACTTGATAACTTGTGGCTCACAGCCAAAACAGCCGCTAATACTCAATTGTATTAAGAACAAAAGCAGTGTCATTACAATCATTCGCATCGTTATCTCCTTGTATGTTGTAGATAGTCTTGATACGGTCTTGATATACAACTTCTACCTTTTGTATATTGGTAGCATATTCATTAATAGCCGTTTCGTATTCTTTTGCGCTTTGCTCCAACTGTAAAGTAATCCTTAACAGTTCAGATTCAAGCACCTTGTTGTCAGCCTCTAGCTTAGTGTTTGATATTTTCATCCACATCAACGAAGTAGATAATACAGATAAGGACAAAAAGACCAAAGCATATTTCCAATAATTTATAATCCATAGCATCTATTCCCCCGTAGATACTGATTTAGTATCCAAATACTTGCTTGTTGCACGCCCGAACACTACAACCATACCATACGCCATAATCAGCTCAGGAGTAATGCCATGAGACCATGTACCAATGATGAATGTAACTGTCAATGTTGCCATCCCGATATTGCTCCATATCTTCGTATGGGATAGTGAGCCGTTTGGGTCAGTGATTAATTCTTTCCAGTTCATCACGCTACCTTTTCAAAAGTTTTATTGCCATCTTTAGAAACAAAGAACCCACGATAATCACCGATGCTCATAGCTACCTCACAATGCAACCAAGTACCCTCATGTAATACTTTCCTTAAGTCAGGCAATAACCCTGCTCTATGTGCGTTCATTAGTGCATTAAAAGCTTCTTTGATGGGCATAGACGGCGTAATGTCTACCGCTTCAAATACTGTGTGCTTTGATGCCTTAGACTTACTTCCTACCGCTTTATTGAGTGCTGCATTTCTAAAGCCACTATTGACCTTTAATGGCTTATCGCCTAGAATATGTCGAATAGACTCCAAGAGTTTAGATAGTCTCTTCCCTGCATTAATATAGCGCATTGCATCAACACGATTAAGCGGTACACATTCAGGATGACCAGTTGAGTTTGTAAGCTCTTCAAAGCTAAAAAATGTGCTAAAACCTTGCATTATTATCCTTTATAATGTGATGCTTGAATAGCCCAAATAACTAAGCCAAACAACATAGTAATTACCAATCCGCTTAAAGCCTTAGCAGTAAATATCATCCCACTATGGACTCTATCACCATTGGCAGCCATCGGTTCTATTTGGTCGATGTGGTCACGAACAGACTTCTCTTTGAGTGTAATATCTGCCTCTAGCTTATCTACTCTTGAGTGTATTCTGTCAAAGCTCGTTTTCGTGTTGGCTTCAAAGTTTGCCAGCTTCTCCATCAGCACTTCTTGTCTCATTTGAGATTTAACTGACTCTTCCATAAAGCCTTCAATGTTATTAACTGACTTAACCAAAACCCCGAGTGTTACTGCATGGTCTGATATCGTACTCTCTATTTTTTGAAATTCATTTGTCATTTAAACCACCCATATATAAATTTTCTAATCCCTATACGTAGCTTCATTAGCAACTTAGAATACGTCATAAACTTAAAACTTCCAATTGAATTGAGCAGATAATAAACTACCACTAACTGCTCCAATTGTATCTGCATAAATATCATTAACATCCTCAGTGCCATAGCCTTTACCATCAATAGCCTCTTTAGCGATACCAACTAACAAAGCCGAAGCAATACCGATAGCAATAGCCTCAAGCTTATTAGAACCGTAATGCCGAGCCAATCCAGTAGCCACCCCACCGATAGCCATAGAGCCTATGATGTGCTTTTGTTTATCCTCTTGCTCAAAGAACGTCTCAGCACTTAATGACATAGCAATTAATAAGGCTATAATCATCTTCATTTCGGATACTTCACTTTCACTGCTAGACAAGCGTCAACATAAGCCTTTTGAGCTACTGTGTCTCCCTTAACGATAGCATCGAGATAATCTGTTGGACTAGGATATTCAGCTTGTCTCATCTCACGGTAACGTGTCTTTAGATAAGCATCTAGTTCCTCTTCAGTTACGATAGGAGCTTCAAACACATTGACTTGCTGTGACTCTATAATGTCGTTGCCATCTTCATCTTGACCAACTATAACATCTTCCATAAGTGTCTCATCATTAGTCTGTTTCCAGTTTTCATACTCTGCCGCTGTACGCTCATCTTGCAAGTCTGCTAGAAGTTTCCCTCTAGCTTTTAGTTGCCCGTTTGTTTTGAATAAATCCATGTTACTCTCCTGCGCTTATAAAGTATGGTAGTTCGATACGTTTTTGCCCTATTAATACAGTAGCACCGTTATCGTCTGTAGTGGTGCTTACGTTATCTACGATGTTAAACTTACTATCATCACCCCATGAGTTACCATCGAACATCTTAGCGTTTGTATAAGCAGCCCCCGATGAGATAACATAGAGTGAACCATCTGCGTTCTTATTGTATAAAGCCCAGTTTATAGCAGCCGTAGCAGTAGTAGCCGTCCACTGCACTATCTCGCCATCCAAAGGACACCCTGCAATACTCACTTGATACGTTGCATACTGTACGTGTGAGATAGAAGCACCTGTATCCACCGTAGGCGCTGCATAGCTACCGAACTTCATCTCTTTGAATACTAAGTTTAAGTATGCTTTACCATTGCTTCGTGTTAGGTATGGGAATACTTTAGCGGTTGGAACTCCTACTGCACCAGCTAGTGTCATAGGGGAAGTGACAGGAAAATCAGTGGATGATACACTAAACTTAACTGTAGTGCCATCCACTCTATACCCATACGTTGAGTACCCTTGAGCTGTGATTGGGGATGTAGCACCAGTAGACACCTTCCCAAGTAGTGAAGCTACTATTTGTGGGAACGTAACATGATTGCTAGCCCAAGCATCCCCAATAGCTAATACCTCGCTATTAACAGCAGGTGTAGCCATATTCGTATGAGTCTGATACGTGACCATAATCAAGTCTGCTACAAGTGGGAGATATGGAGCAATAAACACTACTGTATTGCTTCCTAAGCTATATGAGTAGTGAGTGTTATTTACTAATAAACTCCACGTAGTACCACCATCTGTGGACTTTAATACTTGTAGTGGTAATGCGTTCATTTTCTTTGACAACTTATATGCAGCTAATCCATCCGAACCAGTAGTTCCAGTTGGTAATAGACTTGTTCCACCCTCAGCCACGACTAGAGGTGTTCCGCTTACGCCTGATTGCTTCCATGCTGTTGGGTAGTTAGCAGGATTTCCGATAATGTCTGTGTGGGTCAGAGAGTTTGATTTGATACTGGTTGATTTAGTTGCAACCAAGATTTGTACGCTATTACCTGCTGAAATAGAGCCAGTAAAACTTGTTTTTTCCCCAAGTATTTTTTGGATGTAAAGCGTAGTAGCATTATCCCGTCTTGTAAGATAGTATGGAATACCATTAATAACTGCAAAGTATTTTGCAGCCCCATTAACTATTTCTTGATATGTGTCAACAGTTAGAAAAGAAACAGGAGTTGGTATAACTATATATGTACCTAATCCATTTGTAGTACCAGCAAAGAATGAAACAGAACTTACAGTTGTAGCCAGTGAGTATGTTACAGCCCACTCACCCTCAGTCCCTCTCACTGTACCTGCAACCGCTTTGTTAAACTCACGGTCAATCAGTCGGTTGTAATCTTCTACTTTTTGTGATGAATTACGAATGTCTGTAATATCACCTTCGTGGATTTGGTCATAGAAAAGACCATCAGCTCGTCCTGATGTAGTACCGATGTATCCTGATGTAGCTAGTTGTTTTGATGCAGTGAAACAATCTGCAATACTTGTGAAGCTTACTGCTGTGTTGTACCACTTGTTACCGTCTGATGCTAGTTCCGTACCATTTGGATTATAGACTGGGTGTGCGAAGCCTTGATTTCTACGGTGGACAATGGCGATAGGCATTGCGAAACATTTACCATCGTATGCTAATGCTGATGACTCAGCAGTATTAGCGAAAGCTTTGTATTGACCATAAACTTTGTCTATTACATTTGAATCGTTGACAGGTCTGTAAACCCCTTCCGTGTATGCTGACAAAATATAGTCTAAAGTTGATACCTGCTTTCCTTTAGCCCTAACCAATGATGTTGTAGATGCACTATATCCCATAAGAACATTTACTTGCGGGTCTATGTATGCCCAACTATCCCCTAAGCCTTGCACAACCCTCATGCGATAACGAACCTGAATAACCTTATCGCCATCCAAGTAACAGTTGTTTTCAGGATTAGCTACAAATGCTTTTTTGTTAGCATCGGATAGAGTACTCCATACATAACCTTTACCAACTAAAGCACTTGATGCTTGCCAATTGCCAAATAGTGAATAAGTACCAAACCCTGCAAATGCTCCAGCTACGGGTGTGCCACTATCTCCAGTTGTTCCGAGATACTGTACGTTACCGAGAGGATACACAAAGTCTTTCTCTGATACGTCCTCATGCCATGACTCTAGGAATACCAAGTCAGAACGTGATATAGCATCTGATGGGAATACTGCGATGTTGTCAAAGTCTGCATAAGATGCCCCACCTGCTAGGGTTACGACTTGAAATCTTAATAAAGTGGATATTGATGATGCAGTAAAAGTAGCAGTAAAGCGACCTGATGCACTTGTTGTTACGCCTGAATAGTCGCTACTCCCACCTGAAGCAACAGAACCTATAAAAATGCGAAAAGGTTGGTCATAGAAAGTAGTTTCAAATTCTAATGTGTACTGTTTGCCAATGACAGTGGTTATTACCTGCCTAGCTTCCGGAGATGATGTAGTGCCATCCTCTGTGACTCTTAGTTTATTAGATACAATACTTAAAGTAGCGCCATTCGCTGCCGTCCACCCACTAGTATCAGTATCAAACTTACCATTAACAATCAATCCACTATTGCTAGCATCAGCATGAGTGACCACGCCTGATGCGATTTGTTCAGCGGTTAGGGTTGTGCCAAACGGCAGTATGGTTGGGGCTGTTGGTAATAATGGTATTGCTCCATACGTAGTGCTTGTATTGACGCTTTGCACTCTACTGGATACCCCATTAACAAGAGCTATTGGATAACCTGTTTTGGATATTCCTATTGAATTGGAAGTATTTTCGCCTATACCAAAACCGTTTACTTGAGTGGGGTTGGTAACAATACCTTCGTTTACGTTTGGATATCCAATGATACTAAGACTATGCTTCCCAAACTCATCAAACCCACTCCCTGCTCGATTAGCTCTACGTTCTGCTGCAAGTGCATTGAACTGTGCTTTGGACATAGCAGTATCACGCCAGTCTTGCACGCCAGTTGCGTAAGCGGCATTAGTTGGGATTACAACGGATTGCGCTCTATTTGCTGCTGCTGTAGCTGTTGCTGCACTTGTAGCTGCGTTTGTTGCGCTTGTATTAGCACTAATTTCTTTAGCGTTAACATTCGCTTCAAGTGCGTTAGCTTGGGCTATAAATGTTTGCATATTTGGAATTGTTGAAGTTGCTAACCACGTCCATGAGTACTCGGCACGAGTTACAAACTCCGAAGGTGTTAATGTAGAGTCAATCGGCAATGCGCCGCTATATGACACAAAAGCTGTAGATATTGGCATCTATTTTCCTTAATTGGATTTAATATCTGTATTATACCACTTCTACCACTGACCATCCTAGAACTTGGAGTTCGTCATGAGTTTCTAATATTGGTGTGACGTTCTGCATTTTGCCTAACACTACTAAATTCTCATAGATTGAATTATCAGAATTGTCAAGGATAAACGCAACTACTTTGTCAAAATCAGCTTTAATTTGTCTCCTCTTAGAGATAAATTTATCATTCTTAACAGTTGTTTGAAAGTCTACAATATCTTGCTTTGCTCTTTCAACTATTTTCATGCTACCAAAGTCGTCCGTAGTAACACTTGAGTATGAATTAAATCCAAAAGGTATTTTGTTGATAGTCTTACCCATATCAACCCCAAGTCCCCCGAATATATAACCCACTGATGTGTCGGTAACAGCCAAGCTGTCCTTGAAGGTGATACGAACTTTATTGCCCACAATTGGAGATTTGATATATATCGTTCTATCAACTGTATAATCAAGCTCTCTGTATGTCCAGTTATACCAATTGCTAATATTTCGTATTGATACTTTGTCTGTTTCGTATGAATATACGACTGTATCCGATGTGTCTAGCACTTCAAATAAGAGTGTTTCAGCAGTGAAGTTTCCAATCGCAAAATCTATTAAAGTCCTATTTTGTAGAAACGTATAATACAACGATCCACCTATCGTTTCTGATTTAGATAGTGAGTTTAAATCCAGACACGCCCATTTGTTAGATATTTTCCACTTCATCCAATATGTATCAACATACAAGTCGGGTTGCTTACCCTCACTTGGAGTGATCGCAACATAATAATATGCTCCGTATCTACACGTTGAAGCATTTGTTAGCGTGTCTAAATCTTCTTCTACTATATATGGTGTCGCAATATCCCAGTCGTCAAATAAGTCTGCTGTGTCTGTATCGTCAATCGAATCTATTTGTTGTTTAATGTATATCATGTCATGCCTTCTCTACCGTTATTATTGCATCTTTGTTCGTGACTTTGAACTTTAAAGAGCCATCTATCTTATGTGTCTCGCCAAGTGGACATAAAAATGGGATTGTATTGTCAAGACTTATCATACATCCCTCCGTCCTTACCGTTAATTGATTGGCTGTTGCGTATAAAGTAGCAATATCAGATATTGTGTATGTTTCGCCCTTTTTACATTCTATACTTGCTAAAAAAGATGCTGCCGTTGATGCCATTTTGTAACTCCTTTAAAGTGTAGCTCGGATAGCAGTGAGCGTGTTGATTTGTGTTGATGCTTGGGTTATATTTACAGCGTTTAAGTCTCTAAGCTGATTTGACACTTCAGTTAGCTTAGCAACTATCTCACTATCTCTTCCAAGATTAGATACAAGTGTATCATTAATATTACTTAGTGATATTTCCGTAACTCCGCCTATTGATGCAAAGCGTGAAGCAACGAGCAGTTTTGAGAATTCAATATCTTTCGCCGTTGTTGCTGTTGCACTCACAGTGTCTAAATACACTTTAGCCGCATCTATTGCCTTACCCCCAATGCTATCAATATCCTCTGACCCTGATTGAATAGCGTTTATCATATCGCTAAATGATGTTGCGAATGATGAGAAGGTTTGTTTTGAATCGCCAACACCTCTAAGCTCTTTTACAAAATCAGTAGCACTATCAATGAACGAGCCAAGACCGTCGAGCCTATCAAGCGTTAAATCTTTTTCATCTTCGATATAATCAGTGTATATATCAATAGCATCTTGATAGTCTTGTGCTTTTATGAAGTTCGGCAGTGTGTATAGCTCTATTAATGTTTCTTTATCCGCATCGCTTAGTACACCACCTTGTGCTTTAGCTTTTAGTGCTAATTCATTGATTTGATTGAGTGTTTCCTCGTATGCGTCTAAGTCTATGTCTGATACTAGCGAACTCAAAGCCTCTTTAGTTAATAGTGAATAATCCAATGACTCTTGCACTGCTTCAGTAAGTATACTTGATATTTGTTGCCCCATATCGTATATGGCCTTAGCATAACTAGAACCAAAACCAGTTCTTTCATTCCCGTTTTTTAAGGAGCTATATACATATGCTTCTATATTGATTGGTTTAGTCCATCCAATTGCTTTCATCAGCCATGACTCATATTCTATAGCTTTTACGTTTATAGAGTTAGTTAAAGCCCTCAATCTCTCGCCTAGCGCACTCCCAGTGCTTCCAAACCCTTCTAGCTTGGCTGATGCGCTATCTAACCCCTTAATAAACTTATCAAAGTTGCCGCCATAGTCACGAATTGACACGCCTTTGTTATCTGCAAAAGAAGCACTTTGTATCGTTGAGCTGTAATCAGGTCCTTTTTTTGCGGAACCTCCACTACTGGCTGAGCCTCCAAGCTGTCCGATGATAGGAAGTACAGCACTAGTCACAGCGGCTACAGCTGGAATGTTAGAAGGGAAAGGCAATGCCCACGCTCCTGCTATAGCTGTCCAAGATGAAGCAATACCAAGTGCAGACTGTAATGCTGTAAATGCAATAGCCCCAGCACTGCCCTTCTCAAAAGCTGATGCCATACTTCCAGCGAGTGAAGCATACCCCGCCATTTCTGCGTTGAATTGTTCCTCTTTATTTTTTGCTACATCCTTATCAAACTCAAATTGTGCTTGTTTTTCTTTGTCTATGTCCCCATTAGCTTTTAAAAAAGATTTTGCGTATTTCTTTTGTGAGTCAATATCTTTTTGAATAAATTTTTGGGAATTGTTGTGCATATCAGCAATAGTCTTAGCAACATTACCGATACTACCTGCCACACCGTCTAAATTAGCCCCAAAGTCATTAAATCCGCTTAATAAGTCTTTTGTATCTTCTAGCCCGCTATTCATTTCATCAATGGACTCAATAGCTAGTCTTGTATCAATCGCTTGAGTGGCTTGTGCTACATAACTTAAAACGTCAATATCTGATTGTCCAGCAGCAGCAAAAGCAGCGGCACGATTAGAAATATTTATAACTTCATTAGCGTACCAATTACCACTTAGCTCATTCATAATTTGGTACATTTCAGCGGATGACTCAATGCGTGATTTTTCTAGCTCAACTTCTTTATTATATGCGTCTATGGCTGTCTTTGCTTCTATATCTGCATAAGCTTCTAGGTATGTTATTTTATTGTTGTATTCTTCTATAGCGGCATTTGCTTGTAGTTCTGCGTATGAGTCTAAATAGCCTTTTTGTATTTTTGCTTCTTCTTCCGCTGCTTTTTGTGCTTCTCTCTCTGCTTTTTCACGAGCCTCTTTTTGCTCGGGTGTTTCAGCTTTAGCCCCGCCCTTTTTAGCTCCTGCTTTATCTGATGGTGAACCTGCTTTGCTTACAACCGTAGTCATTCCAGCTATGTCTTTTGTAAGCTTGTTTGAAGTGGTGATTAAGTCTGTAGATAAGTTTGCCAAATACTTAGCTGATGATGCATAATCTTTTGATAAGTTTGTGGAAATATCAACCCGTCCAAGTGATACTTTATCACCTCCAACTAATCCCTTTACTTTATTGACTGCAATTTCAGTCTGTGCAAGAACATCATTAATCATCTGTTCTATTTTTGCCACTAATGTGTCAATGGATAAAGTAACTGCGTATGGAATATTATTAAAGAACGATGCGACCTCAACGCCTAGCAACATTACGCCCGTACCAGATAATTGCAATGTTCTTAGTATGTCTTTGCCGAACTCAACAATATCGGCTTTATTGTCAGTTATTGACGTTCCGAGATACGTGAACATCTCTGCTAAGCCTTCAGTGGCTCCTGTTGCGCTGTTAGTTGTGCCTATCATGTCTAGTAGTGCGTTATGCACTGTAGTCAATGAAGCCGATACTGTTACGCCCACTTTACCAAACTTCTCATCAACTGATTGTGCCGATTTTTCTAATGCTGTTGCTAGAATTTCAGCGGTAATCTTTCCTTCACTTCCGAGCGTTCTAAGTTGCCCGATAGGCACACCCATACCGTCTGCTATAGCTTGTGCGAGTCCTTTAGAGTTTTCAAGAATACTATTAAGCTCATCGCCTCTTAGCGTTCCTGATGCAAAAGCTTGCCCGAGTTGCATAGTAGCCGCTGCGGCTTGTTGTGCTGTACCACCTGAAATTGCAATGGCTTTGTTTACCGTTTCAGTGACTCTTAAAATGTCATTTTGAGATTTACCCATATCCCCCATAGCAAGTGCAAAGTTAGAGAACGTGTCTACCGTTTCGGCATAGCCTTGTCGTGTCTTTTGTGCGATCTCAAATAATGATTGTTGTGCGGTTGTTAAATCAAGTGTGTTTTTTGTGACGAGCTTTAGCTTAGACTCAACACCTGTCATAGTGTCAGCCATCTTAACGAATTGTGCTGCTGTGCCTAGAAGTGCTGTTGCTGATAGTACACGACCAAGAGAGAAGAAGGATGTAGTTAGCCCTGTGGTAGATTTTTCAGCCCGCCCCGATGCGTTGGTGAGTCCGTTTAAATCACCTTCTGCTTTTTTGATTTGTGTGGAGTCTACTTTGAGTCGTAATGTATGTTCTTCAGCCACGTTGTATCCCTTTTGGATTGAGTATTGTAATTATACCCTACTCACTAAAAGGAGGCTTTATAGCGGGATTTTTATTACTTGAGTGTCTTATATATTCGAGTGACATTTTCCTAATTAACATGACTTCGTTAGCTGTTATGTGAGCGTGAGTTGTGTTAATATAAGCCTCAATTTCTCTAAAAGATATAGGCTCCATACCCATACCGTTAGATGATGCCCACCCCAAATTATGTAAATGCTCCACTATGAACTCAACACCCTCAATGCTCGGGAAGGGTATTTCTTTACCATTGAACTTATAGCGAGCCATAAAAATGTCGTTCCAAGTTTCTGAATTGTCTTGCTTGTAATCTTTGAAGTTTGGACGTGCTGACAAGAACCCTGTTTGTTTAGCATACAGTAGTAGATTATCGGCTACTTCCTCTAATTCTTTCCCAGACTGTCCGAGAATTTATAAACTGCGTTTAAGAGTTCTTCATAGTCCATAAAACACTTTTTTACATTTTCAAAAGTGCATAATATCGGCTCGCCATTTTCATCTTCAACACCATCCCATGAATGCACTAGCTTAGCGAACATTTCAATAGCTATTTGGCTACTATCATCTTTTGAAATTTTTGATAGTTGTGCTTCGTGTTTTGCTTTATTTCCAACATAAGAGTTTAGTGGGTACACCATTAGTGATATGTCGGTCTGCTCTTGAGTGTGAGGGTTTATGAAGTTAAGTAGCTGAGGTTCTGAATGTCTGAGTTGTGATAATTTCATGATAATATCCCCTTTAAAGAGGATATTTTACCATGTTTTAGGCGGTAACGTCCGTATGAGCACCATTTTGTTCCAACGTTCCTTTGAACATTACGAACTCATCAATAGCGTAGGCTTTGAAAAATGCACTACACTTGACAGGGAATACCGTGAAGTTTCCGTCTGTCTCTTTGATAATCGCCTTACGTTCTGTACGATCACCAAAAATAGTTCGCATTTCAGTTTGCCCTGCTGTATCAGTAGCATTAAATGGCATTTCTACCGCAATATTGCCGTACGAAATTGACCCCAACACCTTCTCGCTATCATCTGGAGATAGATATTTTTTCTCAGTGACTGCACGAGTACCACCAATGTCCCCTAGAGTTGTTGTCTTAATAAGACGTTTACCCGATGCGATTGCAGTAGTACAAGCCGCTTTTGTTGTTGTTGAAGTTGCCGATGCAACCAAATAAATGTCAGCCCCTGTAGCCTCTAGTTGTGCCATGTTATGTCCTTAATATGAAATTTCATCCTAATTATATCACTTTAAAAAAAGTGATTAATATTCCAATAGTGTTGCCACTAAACCTGTACCGCCTGTTATAGCGATAGTGCCTTGTAGGTATTGATATACCGAGTCAGTGCGGATAGTTCTTGAAGCACCCGCAGCGATAGACCCGACTGTTAAACCCGCTGAAACATTAATAGTTCCAATTCCTTCTACTTCAACGGTAGTACCGCCTGCGCCATCAATAACTGGACTCAATGCTCCACCCGTTGCATTACGTAGGATTAGAGTCTGATTAACTCCGCTTCGATATGTGAATGTGTCAAGTGTCCCATTAAGCGTTGTATCAGTTGTTACAATAACTCCCGCTGCTTTTGCATTAGTTGCGACTATAGTAGCCATTTTAGCCCTTTGTTTTAAGTTAGATTATAATTATATCACTACACGATACTGAATCGTAACGGGTACAATATACGAAGCACCATCAATAATAGACCCACTTGCATAAGGCGGTTTGCTTACTTTTAAATCACCGCCTATTACCGTCCCGTTTTTCATAGCTGTGATTATCGTATCTGCAATTTGTGCGCCCTTAATCACTCCTACATCAATTGGAACAACTACGTTGCATTGAATTAACCCACTCTTTAACTCCCCATAATCAAACGAATATGTAGTGGTTGGAATAGGCATAACACTAACTGCTATGTATTCAGTTGGAGGAGTTGAATACTTACGATTAGGGTATAGAATAGCAGGTAATCCACCCAAACTTGCTAACTTGGAGAATACTGCGTTTAATATCGCTTCGTTTGTCATTTAAAATCCATTTTAATGTTATATTGGTATAATTATACCGTTATAAGTTTGATAGAGGTTGATGATAACGTCTCCTCAACTGACATCAGCTTCTATCAAATTTATCAGTTGAGGAACTGCAATGTTAAACAATCAAGAATTTAAAGCACCGTTGTTAATTGAAGATTTAGGGGTAATGTGCCCCACTGAAAAATCAAAATATAAAGTTCGTTATGGTATATATAAATGTGGCTTATGCGGTAGTCAGTTTAAAGCAATGACTAATAATATAAATAAAAGAAATACGACATCTTGCGGGTGTCACAAAAAGAATGCCATCGGTAAAAGAAGTATAACTCACGGATTATCAACTCATAAACTTTATGATGTTTGGAAAAATATCATACAAAGAACTATGAATACAAGAAATAAAGCATTTAAATATTATGGAGCAAGAGGTATAAAAGTTTGCGATAGATGGCTAGATATAGCTAATTTCATTGAAGATATGTATCCAACCTATCAAGATGGATTGACTATTGATAGGCGTGACAATGACGGCAATTATGAGCCTTCAAATTGTAGATGGATAACACAATCTACTCAATTGATGAATACTAGACTAATACACTCTAATAATACAAGTGGATACCGAGGTGTTTGTTTTGACAAATCAAGAAATAAGTGGTTAGCAAATATACAATATCGTAATAAGGCAATAAGTTTAGGGAGATTTAAAACCGCCATTGAAGCCGCTAAAGCATATGATAAATATGTAATCGAAAATAAACTAGAACACACCATTAACGGTGTTCTATAATCTTTTTAATGCCGTTTCGGCTTCTGCAACGCTTATGCGTAAAAATCCTGATGGGGCTTGCTTTGAGCTTCCATATTCAAGCTTTAGCCCGTATGGTAAATTATTACTTAATGTAAAAATAGCCCCACTTGCTTTTTGAGCTTTTAATAGTGCATCAGATATAGCCTGCTCACCATTGCGTGTTTCGCTTGTTTCGCTTGATACATCGTTAATACTTGCATACCAATTTCCACGGAACCTTCCACTTTTTACTGGGCTACGTTGTATTATATTAGTAGATACCTCCGCACATATAGCGATTACAGCGTTATCAATGGATAGCCCCGTTCTTTGTGCATATCCCGCTATTCCTGATGCAAAACTCATATCCGTAACTGCACCTTATAAAGCAATGTAGTATCCGCTGGTTGCACTTGATTAATAGATACGATAGCATATACAACTGAATTATCAACTACTTTATCATCCAATTCAAGTAATGAAGTTGTTAGTAGCTTTTTATCACTTGACATGATGAGCGTATTATCTATCTCATGTATCCCATACGCCCCTATAACGCCATCAATAGGAGTGTCAATTACTGTTTGTGTAGGATTCCACTCACTACCTGAATTAGTAACCGTTCTCTTTTGTAATGTCTTTCCAAACCTATTTATAAGCCGTGTACCAGTCTTTGCTAGTTTGGAATAGTCATACTTTGCCATTAGATTCTAACCCCTCTTAATCCGCTTGTAGTGAAAGGTCGTAGAACATCATTTAAAGCAGTATACATAGTTGAACTGTTTGATCCGTCTTGGTACTCGATTTCAATAACATCCACCTTCTCACGCTTAACAGCTTGCCCGATTGACGCTTGCAAATCATATCCGCTATCAATAAGTAACGTCGCTATCATTTGAGCGTTCTTTATTTCGTTTGGTACGGGATCATAATCATAACGTGGAAACTGTAACGGCTGTGTATCTACTAATTTAGTACTTTTGTAGATTCTCGTTTCAAGGTAATCCATTGAGCGAATAAGTAAAATGGACTTATCGCCAGTGATTGTAATGCCCCTATCCGTTGCATAAGTTGTTAATTCCGCCTCTGTGACATAACTATTTGTGCCTACTGTGATTGTTGCCATAATATAATCCTTGTATAGCTAGATAATGATAAGCCCCGAAGGACTTACTTTATTCAGCTTTTTTATGAGCTTTAACTTTTGGATTTTCAAGTCTATATCCAGCTTCAAGCCAATCTGCTAAATCAATAGCGTGATTTACTTTAAACTCGTTGCCGTCTTTATCATATACCAAAGTCATAGCTTACCCCTAAATTTTAGAGATAAAAGCTGTATAACTACAAGCTGTTGCAGTAGTTCCTACTTTTGTAGCTGTTACACGAAAGAAGTCAATACCTGTAGCAAGTTGATCTTGCAATTGCTCGGAAGTAAACCCAATTTGAAACTGAGATGCAGTCGCAGGAAGTGTTACAGCATTACCAATGTTATAGTAAGTGCCTCCTACTGCGTCAGAACCTTGTAGTTGTAGTGTGTAATAGTTTGAACCATCAACAGTCCCAGTTACAGCACCGCTATTCAATACAGCTACATATTGGTTAGAACCTAGATTTAAGCCAACAATGTTAGCACCTGTGCAAGACGCAGTTGTAGTAACTGCTTGTCCTGAAACGATTAGACCGAGTGTGTCATAAGTTTTATTTGCCATTTTGTCCCCTTACGCAATTACTGTTGCATCAGTAATGTTTTTCAAACGTGCAGCACTCTTTGGAGCTTGAAAATGTGCCAATACCTCACTAATGTTTTTATCTTGTATCTGTTGAGCTTCGTTACGATGAATATAAAACTCTTCAAGTTCTGTAATACGTGCTTCAAGAGTGGCTACATATTGTGCTACTATCTTAAATGCTTTTGATGTTGCATTAAAATCTGTTGGGTCAATATTAATAAGGGCTAATTCATACTCTTGTCTTGGTGTCATTTACGCTCCCTCTTGGTTTCTTCAAGTCTTACAAAAGTGAATTCTTTTGTATTTTTTGTCAGTGCGTTGAATTCTTCGTCAGTTAGCCAAGCGCAGGAGTTTACCCAAGAGGTCAATCCCATTGTGGTTTTTTTAAGTGCCACCCACTGCCATTCAAATATTGGCTCTGATGGTTCGTATCTATCAATAGACCCAATAAATCTTTCACAATAAAGCCCACATGGGTATAGTTTGCATCCATTATTAGCTGTTTCATATACACAACCATCACAACTTTTAGGAGTTTGCATTGCTTCAAAATCTATATCCTTTCCAAAAACAAAACCACTTCCGCCACATACAGGGCAACCGCCACCTTGGCATGATGGACAATGCAATGCTTGGTAGCCTTTATTCTGTTCTTCTTGCAATGCTTCAAGTTCTGCAATGGCTTCAACAGTCTCTTGTATTAATGGTTTCATAGAGCTAACACCACTGTATCGCTCTTGCTTATGCAGTATGTTTTTCAATATCTCTAATGCTCTCATTTACGCTCCCTCTCCATCAGTGTCGCATACCCTGCGAGATCATGATAAGCCCCGAAGGACTTACTTTATTCAGCTTTTTTAGATTCCGCACCTTCGCCGTCGTCTTGCTTTGGTGGTTCTTCTTTATCGCCTGCTTTCTTCTTTGTAAGCTTTGGTGTTTTTTCCGCACCTTCGCCGTCGTCAAAAACTGCGTCAATGATTTTTAATCCTGCTTTTCTAGCAAGAGCCTTAACATCCTCTTTATATTGTGTAATAGGATGTTCAACATACCAAATATTTGATTCTTTTGCCATTGTTTTTCCCTTATCTTGATAGGGGGCTATCCCCTATTATTTTGAAGCGTCACCGATAGTGATAACGCCCGCAGTGTGTTTAATATCTGTTGCTACTTTGTCCCAGTTAGAACCAGTTGCGACTTCTGCATCGGTTGGAGACTTACCGCCATTGGTAGAATCCCAAGTGTACCCCTTAAGTCCAAGCCCAAAGCTGTAATCCGCTTGCATAGTTGTAACAATACGCTCAGTACCATTTGAAGTCTCGATATTAGAAATAACATCGCTACCGTCCATAACAACCGCTGCCCCTGAAGCCAATGAAAGAACCTTAAGAAGGTTTGGTGTACCAGTTGCATACAATGCAGGCGCATCCGTAACGATAACAGGCTTTCCAAGAATATCCACGATAGTTACGTTATTCGCTTGGAACAGTGTGTTTGTATTGGTCAAATTCTCTTTAACCAATTTATGATACGCCATACCATTCATTACTTGAGCAGCCAAAGAGCCTGAGTTGTCACCAAACAATGCATGAGAATCATTCATAGCTACCTGACTAATTCCAAGTGTTGCAGATACGTCATTAGTAGCTGTTACTTGGTTACCAATGGCCGCTACTAGTGCCGCAATCGCAGTGTTTAATTGGTCACCCATCATAACTTCCGCAAGGTTAGCAGAAATCATCTCAATAGCCTCAGTTTCATTTTTTTGAATCCAAGAAAGCTGTGAAGGCTCGAAACTAATCGGACCAAATCCGCCGGCGATTTTAACGCTATTCTCTTGAAGCTGTGCAAGTGCTGTAGGTGATACTGCGCTGTTGGTAGCATAGCGGTCTACACGACGTTTAGCACCATGTAATGCTGCATAAAAAGAGCGTTGGAAGAAGTCACCCTCAAAACCTTGACTTGTTAGAACAATAGAACCGTTTGAAGCTCCATTGAACTTATCAATCATCTGCGCCAATGTTTCAATAGTTGCTTCCATTAAGAAGCCATTGAATACTTTCATATCTGTTAGTGCCATGTATTATCCTTTGTTAATCATCTGATTAATTGCGGCGATTCTCTCTTTTTTAGAGCTTGCCGTTTTTAACTCTATGGGATTAGTCCCACCACCTCTATTATTCCCACCGTCATTATCGCCTTGTGCTTTACTGCGTACGAACTTAGATAATTTGGTTTTCAAACCTTCCAACTCCTCCGAGTAAGTCACCTCTTCGCCTTCAATCTTTACATAATCGACTGCGAAACGGCTAATAATTTCTTGCTCAAGTGGATCAGCAGTCAATGAAGATGCCAACTCTCTGAGCATTAAGTCACGTTTTGAACTTGCGACCTTTTTTTGGAGTTCCGTAAATTGTAACTCAGCATCTAAACGTCTTTGCTTTTCAGCCTCACTAAGCTCTTTATACTTACCTTGTGACTCCATAAGCTTCTGCTCATCCTCTTGACGTAACTTCTCTAATTCAGCCAAACGAGATTTAGCCTCTTTATTTCCTTCACGTTCTTTTTGAAGGGCAGTTTTTAGCCCATTTGTGTCTTCGAGTCCATCCACTTTCAACCGATAACCCGTATCTGTCTTATCATAGAAACTATGAAGTGTTGCATCAACGCCTTCGAGTGAGTCAATTTGAAACTTTAACATTGCAATACATCCCGTATTTATTAACTTACGATGCCCGACCGTAGTGTAAAATTATACACTATTTTAGTAAGTCTCGCTGTTTTAGCTCATCTAATGTATAAACATC